ACCGTATCACACATGATACCAGTTTCAGGTACGACCATCCCGCACAACAACAGCAGGAGACACATCGGGTGATCCTTATGTTATCAACCTCTCCGCTAGTTCGTGTGCTCGCCAATTCTCCCACGCTTTCGCCATTACCGTTAATCGTTCCGAGAACTCCTCACGAGTCAATCCCGGCTTCACGTACAGTTCATCTAGTGCGGCCCTAGACTGCTCCACATACGCCCGTGCGGCCTGTTTGGCATTGATATGTATCTGAAGGTTAGCGGCAGCCTCTGCGGGGGCTGTGAGGGCGTCAGAGAGCAACCTTTCGATCTTCTCGCAATGCGGCCCGATCCAATCATCCCATTCGCGTGTTTTGTTGCTGATCGAGCGAATCGAAGCGGATTCAATCTTGATGATGCGTTGAGCGTTGCTTTGGATTGTGTCACGCAGTAGGGCGACGAAAGGCACGTTAGATAGCGGTTCTTCTGCGGGGGGTGCTGACGGTGCCTCTTTTACGGGGGGCACATCGGGGATCGGTGCGGGTTCTGGTTCTTCTGGTTGCTCGCCGTTCGCTGTCAGGTTGACGGGGTGGTAGTGTACCTTGCCTTCGTCGTCGTCGAGTGCTGGCATGTGATGCTCAGCACGCACCTCGTCCTGGTTCTTAAAGCCGTTCATAAACTCGATCTGATTTATCTCGGCGTGTTGCTTCGGATCGCCCCGTAGTATCTCGTTCACGTTGAACTTAAAGAACTTCGACTCAGCTTCCTTTGCTGGCAATATTTGCAGGTCGAGCCGCTTCTCGATTCGACACAAGCGGGGGGTGTAATGCTGCACCACCAATGCCCGATTAGTGGCGTCGATGTTGCTAAATGTCGCATGTGTCAGATCCCCGATGATGTGCGGGGGCAAGTCGTACCACCTCGCCATCTCTTGAATCGAGAATGTCATCGTTTCGATGGCTTGTGCTTGTTGTGGATCGGCTGATATTGCTTTGTATTTCAAGCCATGCCCGAGAATACCAATCTTTCCCGCGTTGTGCCCGCCTTGGTGGTTGTCGTTCCACTCTCGGCGGTAGTTCATTCTGGCCTTGCGATCAATCTTCGCTTCGCTCTCAAGTACAAACGAAGGGCTCGCACCGTTGCCGAAGTACGCCGCGAGGAATTGAGCATCTGCAATGCCTAGCCCGATCGACTCAAGGGCGAAGTCGAATACACCTTTGCCAATCACGCCATCGGTTGAATGTGGCCCAACTAGATTGAGCATGTCTGCCGCTTCGATGCGTTCCGCTTCCGACTTCCCATCCTTTTTGACGTTGCCCTCGACTACCCAGAATAGCGTGCCATCGTCCTCGTAGTCGGGACGCACCCGCGAAGCATGAACCGGCCACAGTGCCGCGAGTTTCCCGTTGATGTATTGTTTTTCGGCGTAGGCGTTGCCGCAATTCACGAGCGAGGCAATCATCATTTCCCAGAACACAAACGCATCCATATCAGGATTAGGTCGCTCGTTCACGAGGTAGGCACGATTATCCCCACGCACTCGGTTCCATCCCTGCCCCTCGCCCTCCTCAAGCAACTGACATGGAAGGCTTGCTAGTGTGCTCGCAATCTTGTACGTAGCCCCCCAGCACGCCGAGAACGTAAGGGCGGTCGTATCCGTTACACGCACACCTGAAAGCGAACGACGGTTGACGGTTTCGGTGTTGTCGTTACCGAAGATGCCATACCACCAAGGCTCGTAGTTGCCTAGTTGCTTCTGTTTATTCGGCACAAAGTTATCGAGAAAGCTCATCGCTTATCCTTGTCTTTTAACCCAGATTGTGCCGCCCAGCACAAGAGCACCTAATATCGTCAAAGCACACCCTACACCGAACCAAAGCCACAGCCCGGCGAATAGTGTAGCCGCTCCAACTCCCGCTATCATGTCGCTAGTCATCGCCCCACTCCCATTCGTCTTCGTTTACATCCCCGTCGAACATCGACGCGAACTCTTCCTGCCCTTCATTTGCGGTTGCAAGTGCGAGAGCCATCACGAGGGACACAACGCCGTCGATTCGCTCTGTGCTCTTTTTCTTCGACGGCTTTATGTTTCCGGCAGCGTCTTCTTCTGTCGCCACGTTGCGGACACACCATTGCATACACTCGTTTCCGTCGTGTGTTATCGTACCCTCCAGCGTCAACTTCTCAAGCGTCTTCGATGGTTCGCTGAGTGTCGCGAATCCCTGTCTCATCTCGGCTATCTCGAATCCATCCTCATCGAGTTGCTGCACGAGTTGCCCTGTATTCCACGGATCGACGCCTATCATTTGTATGTCGTAATCTTCGGCAATCTCGCCAATGTCCCGGCGTAGTACCTGTTGGTCGATTGCAGCCTCTCCAGCGTGCCGTAGATAGCCTTGCTTGACCCACACGTCGTAGGGCACCTTATCGTTACGTACACGCTCTAGCATCCGTTCTGAGGGCACCCAGAACCATTGCTTGGTAGCATACCGCCCTTCGCCTAACGGGAACACGAGCACGAACGCCGTGAGATCCTTTTTCGATGCGATGTCCAGCCCGCCGTAGCACTCCGCCTTGTGTAAGTCTGGGAGCACACCGGACAACGCCTGCCATTTCTCCACGTCCAGCCATCGTACATCCGTAGCCGTTCGTATGTTCAAGTGTAGCCGCTTAAATGTATTCTCGTATCGCGGTATCTGCTTCGCCTTCTCGCATTGTGCCCGCATGTACTCGATCGCTACCGACTTACCCAGATTCGGATTCGCCGCAGCCCATGCTTCCTCGCTCGTCCAATCGTCCTCCGGTTGTGCCTCGTATATCACCGGCAGGAATTGAGCGTCTTTGATTACGCCGTCCCGTACGTTGCTTGCGTACTCGTGCTTCTCGTTACATATCGAACCCTCGCGGTCGAAGTCCGATGTAGTAATGTGAATCATGAGCGGTTGCGTACGTGCCCCCATACCTGTCTCTAGCACATCAATCAACTCGCTGTTTGGCTGTGCGTGTAACTCGTCGGACACAACCACATGAGGGTTGAGCCCGTGCTTCGTGCCTGCTTCGCTCGATAGCGGCTTGTACTGCGTAAGCGTCTCTTTGCCCTTGTCTAGCTTCACTATCGAATACTGGCATATCTTCGCCCGGCTTTCGAGTTGTGGCCGGTTGCGTATCTGCTGTTTCACGATGTCCGTTATCAATGCCGCCTGATCGCGTGATGCCGCAGCCGAATACACCTCTGCACCGGGTTCGTTGTCTGTAAACAACGCAAGTAGTATCAGCCCTGCCGCCAATGTCGTCTTCGAGTTTTTACGCGGTACGAACACAAACGCCTGCCTATATCTGCGGTATCCGGTTTCTTTGTGCTTCCATCCCCATAGGTTAGCCACGATGGCTACTTCCCACGGTTCGAGCATGTACGGCTTCCCGGCGAGCACGCCTTTCGCATGTGTTACCATCACGCGAAAGAACTTAATCGCCTTCGCCGCTGCCTTCTCGTCGAAGTAATACCCTTCGCTGTCCCGCATAGGATCGTAGCCGGGTATTAGCTGTATCTTCTCTTTCCACTCTTTGCTTATCTTAACCATCGTTCCGCCCTGAACTATTCGGTATTTCCTAATGGTTGAACAGTCAAGTAATCCTTGTCGGTTCAGTCCCCAAAGAACTCGTCGTCCTCTTTACTTTCAGTCTTGCCCGTTGCCGGTAGTCCCTTCTGTGCCCCAGGCGTTAGCCCGAATTGCTTCGACAGCTTCAGCAGCACATCCCGTTGGTTCTTAATAATCCGCTCTGCTGTCTCGACTTCCGCACTCACCATCGACTCCCAGTGTTGCAGCTTCACCCATGCTTGTACCCAAATGACGATACTCGGATAGTGTGCCGGGTTCAATCGCCCCTCTGCCGCTAGGGACGCCGTAAACCGCCCCCACTCGTCAAGGTGTGCTTCGTAGCCTTCACGCTGCCATTGTGCAGGAGGCTTGAGCGAAGACACGCTCGCGTCTGCTAGTTGCTTCTCCCGTGCTGCGTACTCTTTCTTTCTCGCCGGGTGCTGTTGTAGTTTCGCTGCTTTCATTTCTTCGCTCTCCCAAAACTGCCATCTTCCGATGCTGTCTTTACGCTATGACAACTCCAACATAACGCCTGATGGTTAGTCGCGTCCCAGAACCTTGGATCGTCCCGTCCATCCACCGCAACAATATGATCTACACATGCCGAAGGGGTGCAAATCGGCAAGCACATCACGCAAAGCGGGTTGTCTATCCGGTACGCTTTGCTGTACTTCTGCCACTTCCAACCATACCCTCGACTCGCCGCCGTTCCCCTCCGTTTGTCGAGCGACTTCTGCCGCGATCGCTTGCATTGCTGACATGGGCTCTCCACCGGCTTCTGACACTTCGGGCACCATTGTTTGACCGCCATTATTTGAACACGATTCGGATATTTCGTTTGAATGTTCTCGCAATCGTCGCATCGGTTGACACGGTAATCGCTATCACATACTCACCCTCGTCTGCCGACAATACCGAGAACTGCACCGCCTCGCCAATGCCTACCCGGTTGCCTGTCTTTTTGTCGGTGTATTCTACCGTACTTACGGCTTTGTTCCCCAGCGTTAGGTCAGTCGATGTGACTTCCACCACCGTAGGCGTGCCCGTCAGTAGCTCGTCCTCGTCGAGGTTGTACGAATAATCAATCGACACGATCTCAGTATCGCCTAGACTGATTTCATAGCAGCCGTCTAGTTCTTTTGTCATCGGTCTACCTTGTAATGCAGTCTGTCGTCGCTCACCGTGTAATGTGTCCGATCGTCTTTTAGTCGGTAGTGTGGTCGATCGTCGTTCAAATGGTATTCTAGGCCGGGTATGGCGGTGGCAGCATCCGAGCCTACTGAATAGCCCCTCCGCACAATATCGGCAATCGTCGTTGTCAGCGTGCCGTTGCCGAATCCGCCCGTAGTAACCAACGCCATCGACATTAGGTGGCCTCCGTGATGCTAGTCGGGCTACTTGCGTCGTCGTATGTGTACGTTTTCGCAGTAGTGCTCCCGTCGAGCTTCTTCAGTGTGCGAGTCGTCCCGCTGTTGGCGTGCTCGCCTAGATGTGCTATCAGTTCGTGTATGTACTGTGCAGCCGTCCCTGCGGCCCCTGTGGAGCGATACGCCTCGGTTAGGGCTGTCGTCCACACATCGGACACACTAATGTCATTGAGTGCCGATATTAGCCCAGGTATGGTCGTTGCGGTATCTACGAGAATCGCGTCTACATTCGAGTCCACTGTCGCGATCGACGCGGGTAATGTCGTCCCCGTGTCAACGAGGATCGCGTCTACGTTGCTATCGACGGTTGCGATGGAAGCGGGTAGGGTTGTTCCCGTATCGACTAGGATCGAATCGACATTCGTATCAACCGTGTCTACTTTGCCTTCAATCGTCGTTAATGTTGCTGGTAGTGTCGTTCCTGTATCAACGAGGATAGAATCTACATTAGTGTCGATAGTCGTGAGGGACGCTGGAATCGTAGTGCCTGTATCGACGAGGATTGCTGCGGTGTCTACTTTTACCGCCGCAATATCGGCAGACACATCAGCGGCAGGTGTGCCTAGCTTAGGCTGCATGTCGGCGGTATCGACTAGGATTGTATCGACAACAGTGTCAACCGTATCAACCTTGCCTTCGATGGTCGTGAGCGTTGCCGGTAGTGTAGTTCCTGTATCTGTCAGGATTGCATCAACGACGGTATCAATTGCCACAAAGCCAGCAGACCCATTTGCCAGGGCATATGTGTCACCAGTCTGGGCTGTGTGGCCGTGGAGTGTGTTGACCTTTGTGACATCCCCATCTGACTCAATACCCAATGCATTGAAATTGGCTGGCACTGTATGCACCACAGCCGGGGCACCGATCACAATGACATCAGAGGTTGCTGACTCAGGGCAGATCAAAAGCAAATCCCCATTTGTCTCTGTGGCTGTTACGTCAAAGACATAGAAACCATCTTCTAGTTCAGTCGGATTCGTATCGTCAACAGCATTAACTGCACC